ACGTTGTAGCATCAATATTAGAAATCAACAGGGAGGACAGATAATGCCGTTTGTAGAAACAGAAGCTTCAGTTAGGTATGAAACAATTAATGGTCAAAGAGTACCAGTAATTACACCTAAAACAGAGGTAACTTTAACTAATACAGAAACAGGTCAAGAGTATATGTCAGATGCTGAAGCTTTAGCAGACGTTCAAGATGCTAATACAGCTACAAAAGCAGAGCATATACGAAGAGATGTAAATGTGACTGTAGAAGAAGTAAAAATAGGCGCTGACTTTAACATCAGCGATTGACGAATGTACAAAAACCTAGTAAATTGTGTAATACTCGCCTATTTACAAGTGTTGCGTACTTGCTTTAATATTAATATTATAATGAGAAACTATGGCATTTTACGATAAATACATACCCAAAGAATTAAAAAGACCAGTTGATAAATTTTTAGATTTTGGAACAGATACTTTTAAAAAAACAGGAAGAGCAGTAAGAAAACTTACACCAAGAGAATTAAGACCAGCTTTACCATTTTTATCAGCAGCGGTACCTTTTATGTTACCTGGTGGTTTTATGTTGGGTGGACTTAACCCTATGTTAAGTAGAGGTATAGTGTCCGCTCTTGCTAATGCAACTTCACAAGAAGCTTTAGATCCTGAAGGAGATATTAATTATTTATCTACAGCGTTAGCTGGTTTAACTGGAGCAGGTTCTGCAGAAGGAGCTGGAGATGCATTAAGAGGTTTAAGAACACCTAAAGGTATAGAAGGAGTAGATCCTGGATTAGCTGAAGGTGTTTATAAAAATAGAGGATTTTTTACTAAAGCAAAAGATTTAGGATTAACAGGAACAGCTAAAGCAGCAGATTTTTTAGGTGGTAGTAGAGAAACATTAGGCAAATTAGGTAGTGGTGAAATGGATTTATTTACAAAAGAAGGAGCAAAAGCATTAGGTAAAGCAGCAGCAATACCAACAGCTCAAGGTTCAGGAGACCTAGCTTATGCTTTTGCAAGTAAAGCGATGAGAGACTTTGAAGAAGCTGAATTAGAAGAATTAAGACAAGCAGGTTTAAGTGAAACAGAAATGATGCTAGCTAGAAGAGATGCTATTACTTCATCTATGTTAGCAGCAGCATTCGATCAAGATGAAATTGATGAAACATTAGACCAATTAGGATTATTAAATTTTGCAGATGGAGGAATAGCTAGCTTAAAAGATGGAGGTATACCAGACGATGAGTTTATGGAACTTGTATCAAAGTTAAGAGAAGACGGTTTTAGTCAAGAAGAAGCAATTGCAGAAGCTATAAAACAACTTTCAGAAAATATGGCTCAAGGTGGAATCATTGGACTTAAAGAAGGTGGTATGTTAGACTTCGGTGGTAGAGAAATGGATTTAAGAGGTGGTGGATTTGTACCTATTGGTAAAAAAGAAAGAGCAGATGACGTACCTGCAAGACTTTCTAAAAACGAATTTGTAATGACAGCAGATGCAGTCAGAGCAGCAGGTGGTGGCAGTGTTAATAAAGGAGCACAACGTATGTATGATATAATGAACAGATTAGAGGCAAGGGCATAATGGCAATAGAACAAACACAGATATTACCAGCACCGGTATTAGAAGGCGCGCTTACAGCCTTTACAAAAAAATTAGAACCTTTAATTGGACAACAGATTGATACTTCTAAATACGCACCACAAGTAGCGGCACAGACAGCATTACAAACTGGAGCGTCACAAGCAGCACAAGGTTTAGGATCTTTAGTTGGTCCAGATGCATACAAACCTTTTATGTCTCCATACCAACAACAGGTAATGGATGCAACGTTATCAGAATTTGACAGACAACAAACTATTAACCAACAAGGTTTAAGAGATCAAGCCATTGCATCAGGTGCTTATGGTGGTGGTAGAGAAGGTGTAATGCAGGCACAATATATGAATCAAGGTGCAGCAAACAGAGCACAACTACAAGCACAATTATTAAATCAAGGATTTATGCAAGCACAACAAGCAGCAGGAGCAGATCTTGCAGCAAGACAAGGTTTAGGAGCTTACCAACAACAATTAGGTCAAGCAGATCAAGCATTTGCACAAGCAGGATTAGACGCAAACTTACTTGCACAAAGAGAAGCTTTATATGAACCGTTTACAAGATTAGGTTTAGTTGGACAACAACTAGCAGCAATTAACCCTGGTGCATTTGGTTCAACAACTGTTGGTTATCAATCAAGCGCAGCACCGGCAAGTCCAATGTCTAGCTTCCTAGGAGGCGCAGCAGGAGCTGGCGGTGTATTAGGTAAGTTAGGAATATTTGGCTAATGAGTAGAATTTTAAGAAGACCAATGTTTAGAGGTGGGCGTGTCGATAGTCGCGGAACGGGGATTACGTCTGGTCTAGGTTATGAAAAAGGCGGTAGAGTTGGTTATCTTACAGGTGGAAGCACGGGTAATCCTTTTAATATTAATTTAGGAGGTGGAAACCCTTCCGTTTCTTCGGGTAGAGCAATATATTCAAGTCCTGCTGGACCACAATTACCCAAAGGATTAACTTATCGGGGAATATTAGATGCAATGAAAACAGGTGGTAAAGGTATGTTAGGTAGACTAGCTGGATTTAATCCTTTTTCTGCAGCAGGTATAACAATGGCATTACCTTTTGCACCAAGTTATTTTATGGCTAAAGCTAATGAACCTAGAACTGTAGAAGCTTTAGAATATATGAAAAGTATGAATGATAGTGGTGTGTTTGATGAAACTGCTGGACCAGGAGATTATGAAGCTTTTACAAAACAAATTGATATATTAAATCAAACTGGAACACCTTTAAAAGATTCTGGTGTAGGACTAACTACAAGTCAAGAAGATTTGTCTAAAATAATAGATGATATTCGTATTAAAAAAGAAGAAAAAGCAAATAAAAACAAAGAAACAGATACAAGCACAGGCACTGGCACTGGCACAAACGAACGATCTAGTGATGATTTATTAAATATAGACAAAGAAAAATTTGCAGAATTATTAGGTGGAGACAAAGCTAGAGGTGAAGACATTTCTAATATGTTATTAAGTTTTGCAGGTAAAGCATTAAAAGATGATGCAACAGTTAAAAGTTCATTTAGTGAATTCTTCGAGGAAGAAGCTAAACGACCAAGTAGCAAAACAAAAGTAGATCAAGCAGCTGCACAATTAGCTATTAATAAATATATTAAAGGTGAAATATCTAGAGCAGAATTAAATAAATTATTAGCACTTGATAAAGCAAAAACAGACTTGGGAGATGCTGCTTATATTAGTGATGCATTACAAAAATCTACAGGTTTTGTATCCGGAGTTAAACAAGGTCTTCAAAGATCAAGAGGTGGAGCGTTAGAATTTGTAGTTACAGATTCTGAATCAATGTCCGAAGGTAATTTTAAACCCGGACCAGAAGATATAGGTAAAGTATTTATAGAAAAAGATACTAAAAAAGTGTACGAATTCAACACAAATTATCAACCTGTTCCTATTTATTCAGGATAGGAGGGTAAATGCCTTTTATTAATAACCCAAATTCCAAAGATAAAGTAAAAGATACAGGTTTAGCAACATCAATTGCAGCTGGATTAGGTTCAGGTATATTTAAAATATTTGAAGGTGCAGCTACATTAGGCGCAACTCTTTTAGATTTAGGTGTAGATAAAAACAGAGCAGAAGCAGTTGAAGCATTTTTTGATGACATCAATCCTTTTGATGAAGCAGCGGAAGCAACAGCTGCTGGTAAAATTACAGAACTCATCGTTAACATTGGTGTACCTGGTGGTCTTGCATTTAAAGTAGGATCAGGTTTAACTAAAGCAACATTACAAGCAAAAAAAGCTGGTAAGTATTTAAGTAGAAATGAAAAGTTAAAAAGATATGGTAAAGGTGCATTAGCAGGCGGTGCAGCAGAGGCAGCTTTTGTTGGTGATGTAGAAGACGCAGGAACCTTTGGAGATTTTTTAGGAGGACCCACAGAAATAGATAGAGAATCTAATACACCAGAAGCAGAATTAGCAAACAGATTAAAATTTGGTATTGAAGGTGGATTATTTACTTTAGGTATTGGAGCAGGTGCAAGAGGTATATCTAAATTAAGAAACCAAGCAGGATCAGGTAAGGCTATTACAGACCCTGTATCAAAATGGATTGATAAATGGATATCAAGACCATTAAGAGCAAGAGGACCTGCAGCACAAGAAGGTTTTGAGGCAGAAAAAGCATACCAAGGATTACTAGGTAGAGATACTAACATAGCTGAAAATGCTATGATTAAAATAGATACAATTACAAACAGAATTCTTAAAAACTTTAAACGATCTGGTAATAAAGTAGACGCAGACAAAAGAAAAGAATTATTAAAAAAGATGAATGACATCTTAACAGATGGCAACAACTTAAATCCTAGTATTGATGATGCGGGTAAAGTTACATTAAGAACTATTGATCCTGACAAAGTTATAGATTTTTCTAATGATTTAATAAATAATTACAAAGCAAATCCTAAAGACGTAGCAGAGCTTGTAGAAAACTTTAACGATATGCGTGGAACGTGGTCAGAACTATTTACATTAATGGGTTCAAGATTAACACCATCTGCATTAGAAGACTTTCAAAAAGTAATACCAAAACAAATTAACGATGTATTAGATAGAGGTTATGAAGTATTTAAAAATAATCCTATGTCTGTTGCGGATAACTATGGACCAAGTAGTAAAGTAATTAATAAAGCAGTTCAAGATTTTAAAGACGTAGCAGCAGACAAGGGTATTACACTTTCTGATGATGTAGCAAAAAATATGGTTAATGAAGTATGGGCCAATGCTAAATTACCTAGAGGTGTAATGTTAAATGAAGGAACAAAGTCTGGTGTAGTAAGACTAGGATCAGTTCCTAATTTTTTTTTAAAATCAGAAGCAGATAATTTGTTATCTAAAAAAGGTGATTTTGTAAAAACGTCTGGTGGTAAAAACTTGTCGGACTTAACAGGTGTTGGACAAGAAATTATAAAAAAATTATTAGGTAAAGCAGAAAACCCTATGTCAACTATCGTTGAAGGCACTAATGCTTTGTCAATACAAGTAAGATTAAATCAATACCTAGATGATCTTGTTAAACAATCCAATGTTTTAAAAAAAAACTGGGATGAGTGGAATGCTGGTGGTAGAGTTGGACCAGAACCAAGAGTGCCTTTTCTTGTAGACAACCCTGGTGAAGCTAAAAAATATTTTGGTGCAAATGCAAAGAACAATGTTGACTATGAAATTATTGCACCTGCAAAAGGTGGGTCAATTAGATCTACAAAACTTGGTAGATTTGAAGATATAGATGCAAAAATTAAACCTGTTGATGAGATAGAAGCAGCAAGATTAGAGGAACTAGGAATTATAGATGAACTTACAAATCCTATTGCTGGTAAATATGCACTATCTGATTATGCACAGGCATTAAAAGAAGTAGACAATTTAAAGAAAAAAGATTTACCAGCAACATTATATCAAAACCTTGTGTTGTATCCTAAAGCTACGTCACAGATGGCTAAAACAATTCTTGCACCATTCACTCACGCAAGAAACTTTATTAGTGCTGCTGCGTTTGCAGCTGCAAATGGTTTTGTACCATTTGGTAATACTAAAGATGTTAAGAGAGCATTTGATGCATTGCAATTAAAAGGATTTAGAAAAGATAATGAATTTTATCAAGAGCTATTAGAGCTTGGTGTGGTTAACTCACAAGTACAAGTAAGACAAGTTATGGATCTAATGGAAGATGTTAAGTTTGGTGAAGTGTTAAACAAAGTAGGCGCAGACTACAATGGTTTTAATACTTTTATGAAAGGATTAAAGAAAACACAAAAGTTTGCACAAGATGCATACACAGCTGAAGATGATTTCTGGAAAATATTTACATACCTCGGTGAGCAATCAAGATTAGAACAAGCATTTAAATCAAAAGGTCTACAGTTTGGTGATGATATTGTTGAGGTTATTACAGATGCAGAAGGTAGAAAGTTTGACAGAAAGATTGGTGTGTTTAATGAAGAGTATTTAAAAAAACAATCAGCTAAATTAGTTAAAAATAATATACCTAACTATGCTTTCGTATCAGAGTTTATTAAAGGTTTAAGAAAACTACCTGTTGGAAACTTTGTAGCTTTCCCTGCAGAGATTATGAGAACAGGTACAAATATAGTTCAAACAGCGTTAGATGAAATATTTTTTACTGCAAAAATAAATGGTAAAGAAGTTAATCCATTAAGAGCTAGAGGATTACAAAGATTAACAGGTATGACTGCTACAACAGCGGCACTACCTCTTGGTACAGTTGCAATGATGCAAACTTTAAACGATGTAAGTGATGAAGAACTTGAAGCAATGAGAAGATATGTACCTGAATGGTCTAAAAATTCTGTTCTTGTACCATTTAAAGATAAAGAAGGTAAACTATCTTACGTAGATTTTTCACATTTAAATGCATACGATACTTTGACAAGACCATTACAAACTGTAGTTAATGCAGTTAACTCTGGTAGAGCGGACAAAGACGGTATTATGGATGATTTTATTTTAGGTTTAATTGAATCTACAAAAGAAATTGGTCAACCATTTATATCAGAATCTATTTGGACAGAAGCATTACAAGATGTAGCTCCTATACTTGGAAGAGGTGGTGTAGATGCATCGGGTAGAGAAATTTATAACAAAGATCCTGCAATTGATCCCATTGGTAGTAAAATTATGAAATCAGTTGCACACCTTGTTGAAGCACAAGCACCCCTTAACTGGAGACAACTTGGTAGATTAGGTTTGGCGATTAGACCTATAGATAGTTTAGGTAGGTTTGATGAACGTGGTAATGAATATGAATTAGGAAATGAATTACTTGGTATTGCAGGTATGCGTAGGGTTAATGTAGATCCAAGAAAATCTTTAAATTATAAAATTACAAATTTTAAAGATGGTATTAGAAATGCTAGAAATTTATTTACAAGAGAAACTTTAAAAGGTGGTGTAGTTACACCTGAACAAATTGTAGATGCATATTTAAATGCTAATAGAGCTTTGTATGATGTTAATAGAAGAATGTTTTTAGATATAGACGCAGCAAAAGTATTAGGTATGAATGAAGATTCTATTGCAGAGAATATGATTAACAGAGGTGAACGAAGAGCGTTTGGTTTTTTAAATGAAGGATTGTTTAGACCTTACTCTGTATCAAGAGATGTAGCAGAATTGTTTGATATAAGATCAGCAGAAATAGGAGCACCAAATGCTTTTGAACAAGCTGCGGATGTTTTAGATAGAATAAAAGATGTATTATCAGAAACTTCTTTAAGAGGAGATGTATTTCCTAATATAGAAAACCCTTTTAGTAATTTACCAGAACCCACATTAGGCCCTGCAGCGTCATTACCAGGCCTACCACCTATGCCAAATTCAGCACTTGTAAACAATGCACAGTTTGGTAATATCGATCCCGTAAGTAGATTAACATTAGCGGAAGAAACTTATTTAAGTCCACTAGAACAATCTTACAGAAAAAAACAAAGAACAGTATAATGGCAATAGAACCTAAAAATACACGAGAACATATCATATCGCTTTACGGACACATAACAGGTCTAAAAAAAGATATTAACCAAATTAAGAACAATCATCTTAAACACATACACGAAGATGTAGAAAAATTGGGCGGTAAGATAGATAAAGTCTATTGGGTTCTTTTAGCGGCAGCGGGAACTGCTGTACTTTTCGTGTTAGAAAAATTTATATGAACTTAAGTCGTAACTTTACTTTATCAGAATTAATCAAATCAGATACTGCTATCAGGAAAGGTATCAACAATAATCCTAATGCAGAACAAATAGAAAAATTAAAAGCACTGTGTGAAAATATTTTACAGCCGGTACGTGACCACTTCGGCAGAGTTAAGATCACATCGGGATTCCGTAGCGAAGAATTATGTATAGCTATCGGTAGCTCTGTTAATTCACAACACGCCAAAGCAGAGGCGGCAGATTTTGAATGTATTGGAGTTGACAACGCTGAACTTTTTGATTGGATTAAAAATAACCTTACACCAGACCAGCTCATACTCGAGTTCTACACACCCGGAGAACCCAACTCGGGATGGATCCACTGTAGTTGGATACCAGATCAACCAAGAGCATCATTCTTACACGCATATAAGTCAGAAGGTAAAACAAAATACAAACCTGTATTAGGTTCAGCAAAAAAATTAGTTTAGTCATATCAAACCAGCTGCTTTCCGTGCACGTACTAACAGCCGGCCAAACTCCAGGTCCCTACCCTTGCAGGTCATCGGTAACGTCCAGGGAAATGCCAGTGGCAAGATTTGTACGCCCTTGAGCTTTCAGTTTAAAATTTTTTAAAAGAAATTATTTTTATCCTATAATATCCTACCTACAAATGCAACCCATAAAATTACCAGAGCCATCATTCATTATATGTAGATTCAAAGTATATACATAGCCCGTAAGTTTTTCTCGAAATATGTCACATAAATCAAAACAATCTACATCACCAGTTATTACTATGCCTTCCATAATTTGTTTTGTAACAGGTATCAATTGATACAGACCATCATTTAAAATTATTAGATCCAATCTCTTAACTCCTCACCCATAATTTCTGTAGCTATATTGATCTTTTTACGTAAAGCTTTTCTAATCTTTTCATCTATAGTTTTTGGTGCTATAAGGTCGATGTATGTTACCGACTTCTTTTGACCTATTCTGTGTGCTCTGTCTTCTGACTGTAGCCTTTTTTCTAAATCATATCCATTAGAATAATAAATCATATTGTTAGCAGCCGTTAAGGTAATACCATAACCACCTGTCTGTGGATTACCAACAAAGAATCGTGCATCGGAGTCTGGGTCCTGGAATCTTTCTATATTTTTTTGCCTTGTTTCTGCTGGAATTGCGCCATAATATTGTACTATAGAATTCTCGCCGTATTTTTTAGATATAGCTTTGACTATCTGTTTAATATCATACACATAATTAGCCCATATAATTACTTTACCTTCTACTTCTTCAAGCAATTCTAACAACGATGTCATACGATTGTTTTTAATTTCTGTAATAGTGTCATCATCATTCTTTAAATGACCACAGGTGATCTGGTGTAAACGCATCATTTGTGTAAGTATGTGAGGCGCGGTTGCCATCTTACCTTTTAGAGAAGCGAGGGCCGCGGATTTCATAGTAGAATATATTTGTTTCTGTTCATCAGTTAGTTCTACTTCTCTTTGTATGTAAGTTTTTTCTGGTAGGTCCAGACAATCTTCTTTCAATACTCTGTAAGAAAAAGGTTTTAGTTTTTCTGATAACTCACCTAGTTTTTTATAACCACCTACAATCTGTACTTTACGTCCACCAAAGTTACGATCTAGCATTGTTGCATATCTATTTCTAAATGCATAATAGCTATCAAACCCTAGTAAAAAACTGTCAAGAAAACCACACTGTGTATACAAATCTAGTGGTGATTTAGTTACAGGAGAACCTGTAAGTATTCTTCTGTATTTAGCAAGTAAACCTAATGCAAGAATAGCTTTAGTTCTTTTAGCCGTAGGTGTTTTTATAGTTGTAGATTCATCTATAGCCATCAGTGTATTGTGGCAGTTAAGAAACTTTGTGGCAAACTCTAGGCCTTTCTTTGTCGAAAATGCTTCTACATTCATTACAAGGATGTGAAGGTCTATGTCTACTTTAAATAATTGCTGATACTCTTTATCCTTTGTTTTAGATGTAGTCGCAGTCCATAGTACCGTTTTATGATCTATATGACTAGCTAAATGATTTGGTATTTCTTGAGAGAACCAGTTTCTATAAACACCCTTTGGTGCTATAATTAGTGCCGCATTTATTTTACCTTTATCATACAGCATAGCAATATTATCTACTAACACTTTTGATTTACCTGTACCCATTTCCATAAAGTATGCATACTCTTTTTTATCCCACGATTTTTCTAACGCAGTAATTTGATGGGCGTATGGTTTTGTTTTAAATTTATAATTCATAATTTTTTTCTTCTTTCTAGTTGACAATTATATAAATACTATTATATCTCTTGTCAAGAAGTAAGAAATGAAAAATAAAATATTTGAGTTATACAAACCAGATTCTTTGGCAAGCTTTTTAGAATTTCATAAAAGCAATCCTAAAGAAAAATTTGTTTATGTAATTCAACAACCACCACCTAATATAAATATATTAAGTGCGTCTGATTTTGGTTATCTTGTAATATGCTTACCCAACAGGGACCAAGCAATATTTTCTACTGCACCATACGTGCAAAAAATGAGAAAAAATTTACAAGATTTTCGTAAAGAAGATTATTTACTTGCTGTAGGAGATCCTGTAATAATAGGTATCTCAACTTGGCTAGTAGGTGAAACTACAAACGGACAGTTTAATATGTTGAAGTGGGACAAACGTGAATATAGATACTATCCATTAGAAGTGGACGGATATCAGAAAGGATAACAATGAGTGAAGTAAGAAATATGATGCTAGAAGATTCTAAAGATCTTTTAGACAGCGTAGAAGTTACAACTGTTGCAGATGAATGTGTAAAGTTGAAACAAAAAGAAGATGAGATTGCTGCGTTAGAGGAGCAACTTAAAAATAAAAAAGCAGAGGCTGATGATATCAGTTCTCGTGTGATACCAGAATTACTTGCAGAGCAAGGATTGTCAGAAATAAAATTAGCTGATGGATCTAAAGTATCTGTAAAAAAAGAATTTAGGTGCACTCTTCCAAAAGATGAAATGAAGAGGGAAGCAGCCTATGAATGGCTTCGACAACAGGGGTTAGGAGATATTATTAAAAACAATGTCTTTGTAACTTTTGGTAAAGGAGAAGATGACAAGGCGAAACAATTGTTGGACCTTGCAGCAGCCAATGGGTATGAGCCGCAACAGAAATCTGATGTGGCTTGGATGACATTAACTGCTCTATTCAGAGAGCGTATCGAGTCCGGGCTCGATATGCCATCTGATGTCTTTAGTACTTGGATTAAAGACAAAACTAAAATCACTCGGAAATAATGGAGAAAAAATAATGAGTAATGAAGTAATGAAAAAAGATACTGGATCACTTGCCTTGTTTGGTGATGATGCAGCTAAAGGTTTCGAGAATATGACACAAGACGATATGGCTTTGCCTTTTGTCAGAATCTTGGGACAGTTATCACCGCAGGTAACTGATGGTGATGCAAAGTATATAGATGGTGCCAAACCTGGTATGATCTACAATACTGTTACCAGCGAGTTATACGATGGTAAAAAAGGTATCAAGGTTATTCCTTGCTACTACAAAAAAGATTATCCAGAATGGTCGGATAGAGGGGATGGTCCAGGAGCACCTGTGGCAATTCACCTACCGAACAGCGCGGTAATCGCTACAGGTAAGAGAGATGGCTCAAAGATTAGATTACCTAATGGTAATTATCTTGAAGAGACTGCATCTTACTATGTAATGATTGAGACAAAGTCTGGTGGTTATACTCCTGCTTTGATCACAATGAAATCAACTCAATTAAATGTCAGTAAAAAATGGAATTCTATGATGAAAACCATACAAATTGCTGATGGCAAGGGTGGATTTGCTATCCCTCCTATGCACGGAGTTGTGTATAATCTAACATCTACGCTACAAAAGAACGATAAAGGTTCTTGGTATGGCTGGGTTGTTACACAGGACAGAATTTTAGGACAAGAAGATAAGGCTTTGTACTTAAGTGCAAAAGACTTTTCTGGAAATGTATCTAAAGGGACCGTTCAAACAAAAGCTGATGTGGAAGAGAAAGTATCGGATTCAACTCCGTACTAAATTAATATTGGGGGAAGGCAACTTCCCCCTTTACAAAGAATTGAGAAATGATAATGAACAAATTTAAATCAATATTTTTAGGATTAGAAATCGCTTATGGACAATATCAACCCGGTGAGCGAGGCAGCAACGGAAAGCAACAAGGCAAAGCTTTTATTGTTCGTCAAGACGTCACCGATGAACTCTGGACAAATCACCTTGAAGGAAAAGGCGCAGCCTTGGGCATCATCCCCATTACGGAGAACAATGATTGTAGGTGGGGGTGTATTGATATTGACGAATATAATTTTGATCATACTAGCCTCGTTAAAAGTATTCGGGATCATAAACTTCCTCTCATAGTCTGCCGTAGTAAATCTGGCGGAGCACACGTATTTTTATTTACCAAAGAAAACATTCCTGCATCTTTGATGCAATCAAAATTAAAAGAGATGTCAGTCATACTTGGGTATGAAGGATCAGAAATATTTCCAAAACAAACAGAAATTTTAGTGGATCGTGGGGACACTGGAAACTTTTTAAACTTACCCTACTACAATGAGATGAAAGGACTACGTTATGCTATCAACGATAATGGCGCCGGTTGTTCACTTGAAGAATTTTATCAGCTCTATGATAAATTTGTTTGTACCAAAGAGACAGTCGAAGCAATCAAAACAGAAAAGAAAAAAATAGAAGAAGCATTTCCTGGAGGTCCACCTTGTTTAAATAAACTTGCAACAACAGGTTTTGGTGAAGGTTCCAGGAACAATGCACTATTTAACATAGCAGTTTATTATAAACAATCATCACCAGATACTTGGGAAGATGAAATTGTAAAAGCAAATATGAAATTTATGGAACCACCATTAAGTAATAGTGAGGTCCAACAATTAATTAAATCAGTTAATCGAAAAGGTTACGATAAGTATAGATGTAAAGATGCACCCATCAATGCAGTATGTCAGTCTGGTTTGTGTAGAACAAAAAGATTTGGTGTAGGTTTTGGTGAAGAAGAAATGCCTGTACTAGGTAGTCTTACAAAGTATGCATCAGCACCACCACAATGGTTTTTAGATGTAGATAAAAAAAGAATAGAACTAAAATCAGAACAACTTTATAGTCCAAACTTATTCGCGTTGGCGTGTTTAGATCAAGCAAACCTGGTAGTACCAATACCAAAACCAAAAGATTGGAAACAACATTTTTTAAAACCGATGATGGAGGGACTACAAGAAGTAGAACCACTAGAGTCTTTGAATCCAATGAATGAACTTACAGGACTCTTGCAAGATTGGACAACGAATAGACAATCAGCAAGAACAATAGATGATGTATTTAACAAACTACCATACACAGATGAGAAGAGAGAATACACATACTTTAGAATGGAAGACTTTTATAATTTTTGTAAACGAAATCATTGGGAGAAAGATAAGAATCAAACAGGTAATTTAATTAAAAGATTAGATGAATTTGTAGGAGAGGAGAGAGTAAGAATAAAGAAACAACAACCAAGGCTAATTAAAATTAAAACAATGAAGCAGACAGAAGCTTCTGTTTCTAAAACACCATATCAACAAGAAGATTTTTAATGTTTGATACGGACGTTGGAGAAAATTGGCACTTAAGGTTTCGTTTGAAGTTAGAGGAACTACAAAAAGAAAACGAATATCTTAAAATGAAAAACAGATTATTAACAAGGAAAATAAAGAAATATGAAAACAATAATATTAGGACCACCAGGAACAGGGAAGACAACAACACTGTTGAATCTAGTCGATCAGTTCATACAGGACGGCGTTAGACCAAAACAGATTGGGTATTTCTCATTTACTAAAAAAGCTGCAACAGAAGCAGCATCGAGGGCCGCGGATAAGTTTGGCCTGGACATAGATAATGATTTAAGTTACTTTAGAACATTACACTCATATGCATTTAATCAAGTAGGTATGACGAGAGAAAAAATGATGGGTAGTGAAGACTACAAAGAGTTTGGTGAGAAGTGTGGTATACCAATTAAGGTAGCAAGATTCTCTGAAGGTGATGGTACGTTTAATTCAGACAATGAATATCTTACAATAATAAATACAGCAGCAGTCAAAAGAATAGATCTATTAGAGTATTATGATTCTAGAAAAAATATACTAGACATAGAACGAAACACATTATTTTTATTAGCAGAAGAATTAAAAAGATTTAAAAAAGAAAAAGGTTTGAAAGATTTTAATGACTTACTAGAAGATTATATTGCAAAAGAAAAACACAATAAGTTTGAAGTGTTATTTATAGATGAAGCACAAGACTTATCTTTGTTACAATGGGAAATGGTAAGAAAGATGTGGAGTCGTGCAGAGAAAACTTATATTGCAGGTGATGATGACCAGGCTATATTTAAGTGGGCTGGTGCAGATGTGGATCACTTCATTGCACTCAAAGAAGAAGTAGATGACATACAAACATTAGATCAATCTTACAGGATTCCTGGCGGACCCATACACGAACTATCACAAAAGATAATTGGTCAAGTACAAAACAGATTTGATAAAAATTATAAACCTAGAGAAGAACACGGAGTCTTAAAAAGATATTCTGATATTACGCAGGTAGATATGTCAGAAGGTAATTGGTTAGTCTTATCTTCTGCAAATCATTTTTTAGATTCTGTAAAAGAAGTATGCGAACTTCGAGGTTGGTACTATCAATTTAAAGGACGTAACTCTATACCACTTAAACTATTGTTAGCATTAAACAATTGGGAAGCTTGGCGTAAAGGTGCAAAATTAAATCACCTGGAGATAAAAAACATATACGAATACCTAGGATCAAATGTACTAGAAGGATTTAGAAAAGGTAAAACATTACACGCAGATCAAAAATATTTAATTACAGATTGTAAAATAAAACACGGTTTAGTTACAGACAATGTATGGTACGAAGCATTTGAAGGACTAGATCCTATGACAGAGAATTACATTCGTAATATGAGGGCGAATGGTGAAACACTAAATAAAAATCCTCGTATAATAATGTCAACAATACACGGAGCGAAGGGAGGAGAAGCAGACAAAGTTTTATTGATGCAAGATATAACGAACGCGGCGCTTGAAACAATGAGTTATGATCCAGATGAATTACATAGATTATTTTATACTGGTGCAACAAGAGCGAAGCGTGAATTACACGTGCTAGATCCAAGAGACTTTGACAGAGCTTATATATTATGAAAATACCAAAACAACATAAACAAAATACCAGAGAAGAGAGACAAATAATACAAGATGCGTTTATGAAAAGTCGTCATAGTTTTTTAGATGACTATGATAAACATCAAAAAATAATAGAAGACAATTTTCCTTTGTATGCAAAAGATGAAACTCAAGTTCCTTGTTTATTAACAATGGATATTATTTATAATTCAAAAGGTCATATGACAGAAAAAGGATTTTTAGCTTATAAAGCTTTTGTTCAAGATGTATTGGATGGTTGGAAACCTCCTGTAAAATTTGAAGTTATTAAAGGAGGAAAAAATGACAAATAAAGAATTATTTAAAGGAACAACATATGATAGTTTAGAAAAACAGGTCGGCGGGAAGCATTATAAAAATTTTCGCATACAGCCAGCACACTTTATAAACGAAAACAAGTTGCTTTTTGCAGAAGGCAACGCTATAAAGTATATCTGTAGACATCAATCTAAAGGAAAAGAAGAGGACGTGAAGAAGGCAATACACTATTTAGAAATGATATTGGAAAGGGACTATTCGTGAGAAGTACCCAGATCCCGTTGTTTACTCCAGAAACGGAATGGGTAATGCCAGAAGAACTAAAAGATCTTCGAGGACATAAGGAAATAGCAATCGATTTAGAGACTAATGATCCACACTTAAAAGAGCTAGGCTCTGGTAATGTCACTGGAAAAGGCCACATTGCTGGCATTGCGGTGGCCGTAGAGGGCTGGTCAGGGTACTTTCCTATCCACCACGAGTCTGGTGGTAATATGGACAAAAAATTGGTTTTATCGTGGTTACAAGATATTTGTAATCAACCAGATACTACCTTTATATTTCACAATGCAATGTATGATATCTGTTGGTTAAGATCAGCAGGAGTAATAGTTAAAGGTAAAGTAGTTGATACTATGATAGCAGCGTCTTTGATTGATGAGAACAGATTGTCTTATCAATTAAATACACTAGCAAGATTTTATATAGGTATGGGTAAAGACGAAAGTATTCTTAATGCAGCAGCAAAAGAATATGGTTTAGATCCTAAAAAAGATATGTGGAGATTGCCAGCGCTTTTTGTTGGACAGTACGCGGAACGTGATGCGGAGTCTACACTTAAACTTTGGAAGAGATTAGAAACAGAACTATACACACAAGAACTTTGGGATGTATTTAACCTGGAGACAAAACTATTTCCTTGTTTAGTTGATATGAGATTCAAAGGTGTAAGAGTTGATCTTGAGAAAGCAGATAAAATTAAAAAAAATCTTATGCAACGTGAGTCTAAAATCATAAGTAAAATCAAAGACTTAACAGGAATTAATGTAGAAATACACGCAGCTCGAAGTATCGCAAAAGCTTTTGATAAATTAAAACTTCCGTATGACAGGACAGAAAAAAGTAAAGAACCAAGTTTTACAAAAAACTTTTTACAAAACCATCCACACGAATTACCAAAGCTAATTGCAGATGCAAGAGAGATAAACAAAGCTCACACTACATTTATAGATTCAATAACTAAACACGCAGTTGATGGTAGAATACACGCAGACATAAATCAAATTAGATCAGATGCAGGCGGAACGGTGACAGGTAGATTCTCTATGAGTAATCCAAACCTACAACAAATTCCTGCAAGACATCCAGAACTAGGACCAATGATTAGATCTATTTTTATTCCAGAAGAAAATACTACGTGGGGATCTTTTGACTACTCACAACAAGAACCTAGAATTTTAGTGCACTACGCAAAGTTACAAAACTTATCTGGTGTAGATGAAATTGTAGATGCATACAATGCAGGTGACGCAGACTTTCACCAGGTTGTTGCAGATATGGCAGGCATTGAACGTAAGCAAGCAAAAACAATTAACTTGGGTTTGATGTATGGTATGGGTAAAAATAAATTAATGGCAGAGTTAGGTTTGATGAAAGAATCTGCAGAAAAATTAATAAAACAATATCACACAAAGGCACCATTTGTTAAACAACTAATGGACAATGTATCTCGTAAAGCAAATGATCGTGGTAAGATTAGAACTTTACTTGGTAGAGCGTGTCATTTTGATTTATGGCAACCTACACAGTTTGGTATATTTAAACCATTACCGTTAGAACAAGCGCGAAAAGAATATGATGAACCACTTAAACGTGCGTTTACATACAAAGCATTGAATAAATTAATACAAGGAAGTGCAGCAGATATGACTAAAAAAAGTATGGTAGCATTGTATGAAAATGGTATAATACCACACATACAAATTCACGATGAAGTGGATATCTCTGTTGAATCTCCAGAAAAAGCTGAAGAAATAATTAGCATAATGGAATCCGCAGTAGATTTAAAAGTTCCAAACAAAGTGGATTACGAACAAGGAGAAAATTGGGGCGATATTAAGTAATGGCTTTATTGAATGCTGATATCCCACCAATGTATTGTAAAGTACGAAAGGAGTATCTTTATGACTTTAAAAAACATCACGGAGAAAGTGAAGAGTGTGTTGTCTTCGGGCTCGCATCTATGGCAGGAGCTGCAACACTATTTCACATTATGTTACCAAACGGTGCGGTCTTTTTTAGATTGCCTATATCAGCGTTTTTTCAAAAAGAATTTGACAGAAACGCAGTGCCAGATATGCAAGTGGACACCCTTCAGCTGTGGAATAGCTTTAGTTATTATCCTAGTGTGCATCATTTTGGTTATCTAACATCCCAACGCGGTAAATATTTCGGAAAAGATAAAAAAGAATATTTTGGAGAGTATCTCTTCACGATTGATTGGTGTCATCCTGAAACTAATATCTTGGACACTGAACATAGTGAGATTCCTCACGAGCATAAGTGTGGACACGTTCTTGCTCTTGATAATGGGAATTATGCTATTCAGCCTAACAATCGTATCCTTTGGAATATTAGTAATTTTACCACTAGAAACGACATTCCAGACTATAAGGTTCAAACTACGGAATGGAATGTTGAGAATCAAGGTTGGATTACAGAAGATACGGACAAAATGTTCTACAAAATAGAAGACAAATAGTGTAAAATACTTGGCTATGAATATAGAGGTAGCCAGGAATGAATTACTATTTTACAGGAACTTTAATTATATTACTTGTTCTAATGGCTTTCTTTATGGAACCGGGGTATTTACCTAGATGAGTAATAAACCATTACATATCGGAGAAGAGGCTGCCGTGCAAATGCCTATGAAGACGGTAGTCTCCCTGATTATAATCGTCGCCCTCGGCACCATGGGCTATTTTCAGATTGTAGAGCGTCTTAATATTGCAGACACTAGACTTCAGTTAATGGAGAAAGATTTAACAGAGAACACAGACTTTAGAATAAAATGGCCAAGAGGACAATTAGGTTCACTTCCTGCGGACTCGGAGCAGTACATGTTAATCGAAGATCTATATAAACAAGTAGAAAAACTACAAAAAAATATTGAAATGAACATGAGTAATAAATTAAAAATAGAATTTATGGAAGGTCAGATTAATAAATTATTAGTAGATGTAGAAGAATTAAAAGATGCCAACAGAGAGATAGTATATAAAAATGGAACGAGTAACTAGAAAAATTTTACAGTATCTGGAAGATATGGAAAAGAAAGCTAAACAAATGAGCTTTGTAAAAAATTTAAAAAAAGAAGTTGAAACTGGCAAGCATGGTACACAAAAATACGTTGTAAAGCAAGGAACCAACAAAGGTAAAATACTATGATAGAAACTGTAGTAGCTCTTCTTATGTTTGTTAATGGAAGTATTAATGAAGCACGTATTCAAGAATCAATGGCTACGTGTTTACGTGGTAAGCGCCAGGCGGAGAGACAATATTCAGAAAGTGTATCCTATAAATGCTATACTGGTTCAGCAGAACTTGAGACAAATATAGATGGATCTTTTTCAATTAAGAAGTTAATACTTGATTGATGAAAAAAAATAAAACTATAAAATTTCAAGCAGAAGTCGTCAACGGTAAATGTCCAACGTGTGATCAGTTCACTATGTTAGTGGGTATCGACCGAGATTTTTTTAGGTGTATGAATTGTGGAGCAGATTTAGAACAACACATAAATGGTAAGATAACTTATCTACCAGTTATAACAGCACCTAAAGGAGCAAAACCATTTGTTAAGGAATGGTTAGACGACGATGGCGAAAAAATTTAAAGATCACGTATCACATGAACCTATCTTTCATAAAACATCGATTGGACGTACTCCAAGTAAATGTAAAATGAATAAATCAAAACGTCGTTCGTGGAAGAAGTATCGCGGCCAGGGGAAATAATGAAATTTTTATTAACGGTTTATATTTGCTCTGCAATGAGCGGAGAGTGCTACACCAACAAAGACTATCCAAAAGTATTTCCAGATCATCACGACTGTATCAGAGCAGGGCTATCAGAGTCTTACGAGATTATATATGCTGAAGGTAATTTTACTAAAGAAGAAATAAATAATAATCAGTTGTATCCTAAATTTACTTGTATTCCTAAAAAAGACGAAGGCAAAATAGTTACTTAAGAATCATTCTAAAGTTGTCTGCCCGTCCCAAGAAAGGGACGAACAAACAAAAGGTGTGAGAAGAGATCACAATAATATATTAAAAAAATAATACTTGCAAGGCTTGTTTTATTATTGTAAATTCCCATATATGAGAAGAACAAATCAAAGAAAGGAACACAATGGCAGATCCAAATAAATATAAATCTCTATCAGTTAACAAAACTGACTGGGAACAATTGGGTGTACTTGCAACAAAAACTAATAGGACCCGGTCAAAAATGATTGGAAGACTTATTAGATTTTTTTTAGATAACAAAGGTGGTAAAGCAAATGGCAAAAGTAAAAGTAGTTAATCATAAATACATTTGTCCAAAGTGCAAAGGGAATGGTTACAACAAAGTTTATGATATGATTGTACAGTGTGATAAATGTAAATCAGAAGGTGAACTTCGATTAGAAGAACCGACACTTGAGGAATTAAACGCAATGGCAACATTGGCGAGGCTACAGTGAAAAAGAATCCTGTAGCCAAAGACCTTCGAAAACCAAAATACAGACAAAGAAAAGTAGAAAGTAAAAAGAAATATAATCGTAAAGAAGTTGTAGGTTATTATTATGATGGCTACAATGATAAGAGTGAGACTTTATATAAGGAGAAGAAATGACAGAGGCCGAAGCTGCGTACATTGCAGGATTATTTGATGGCGAAGGAACTATCACTTACAAAAAATACAAAGAAAAGAAAGCTAAAGGGACCTATGATTGTTGGAGAATCTCGATGGAGATTGCAATGACTGATAAATCTGTTTTAGTTTGGTTAACAGAAGTTTTAGGTTGTGGTACTTTAAATAAAAAACCTAGAAAGAACGGGCACAAGATGCAATACAGATGGCGTTGTGTGTTTAGAGATTGCTTTCACGTGTGTTGTTTATTGTTTCCTTACGCTCACGTAAAGTTAGATAAGATACAACAAGTGATCGAACATTATTCAACCATACAAAAGAAAGATAATGTAGTAAATTTAGATCATTACAGAATGTGGATAACAGAGAGGAACCAATGATTAATGTAGAAATAAATAATGATGACAGACAAAAAGCAGTTGAAGTTTTAAAATATAAAAACTTTGGTAACCGTAGTTCTGGATTTAATGGTAACTATGAAAAACAATATACAGGTTTAATTGGAGATTTAACTGTGCATCGATTGTTAGAAATGGATCCTCCTAATTATAATGAAGGTAGAATTGATACTGATATTTTAGTAAATAATAAAAAGGTAGATGTAAAATCTATGCTTCGTAAACACGATATGAGAGATGATTGGGTACACAATTTTGTTGGCTATCAAAAAGAAATATCTTCTGATGTTTTGTTATTTGTAAATATAAATCGTAACACAAAGACCGTACAACTTTGTGGTTGGTTGGATAAGAAAAAATTTTTAGAGACTGCTGACTTTTATAATAAGGGTGATCTTCGAACAAGAGATGATGGAACTTCTTTTAAAACTTACGCACCGCTCTATGAGATAAAACAAGAGAAGTTAAATAAATTAAATGATATCAAGGATTTAAAAAATATATGAAAAAGAATAATAGTTATAGATACCCCAAGACTCAACGAGAGAAGATAGAAGGTAAACGACACTATGTGTTTGATAAAGAAAAACTACCGAGCGTTACGACTATCTTGGACCAAACTCAATCAGCCGAGAAGCGCGAATCGTTGAAAGCGTGGCGAGAACGAGTGGGCGAGGACAGTGCAGCGCGGATAATGGATGAAGCAGCAACGCGTGGGACTGCTATGCACAAGATATTAGAGAAGTATGTATTGGGTGAGGGTTATCTTGATGAGACAACAGTTGGTAAACAAGCACACAATATGGCATTACAAGTTATACAAAGTGGACTATCTAATGTTACAGAATTTTATGGTACAGAGTGTACCTTATATTATCCTGGTTTATACGCAGGCCAAACAGATTTAGTAGGCATACACAAAGGTGAGGATGCAATCATAGACTTCAAACAAACCAATAAACCG